CTTATCTTGTGTTTTCATTGAGTGTCTAGCACCAGATTCTGAACCAACAATTGTTTCACCTGGTGTGAATGTGCCATCAACAATAGACACCTCAAGAATATTATTAGCAGCATCATAAGACTTAACCCTTGCAGTTGTTCCAGAGGTTGCACCAGTTACAACTTCATTGAATATAAATGAACCAGTGCTTGTAGAGACAGGTTCAGAAATTGTGATAGTTGGTGTTAACACATATTGACTACCACTGTTTGTAATTGTTACACTTGTAACAACACCAGCAGCACTAGTGTTTGCCACTCCAATTGCTGTTGTAACACCTGGTTGAACATCAATATAATTCTTATATCTAGAATCATTAGAGATTGTTACTACAGGTGGAGACAAATAACCTCCTCCACCATATGAAACTCCAATGCCTGTAACAATACCACATTGATCAATACCAAATTCAAACACTGAAGTTGCAATTCCAACATTTGTTGATGCTTTATTAAGAGTAATTGAACCAGCACCAATTCCACTTACAAAAGTTCCTGCTTTAACAAAGTTATAAAATTTATCATGCCCTACTGCAAGTCTGACTCTATCACCAACAACTATATTTGTAGTGGTAATGCCTGTAATTGTTGTAGATGTGGTAGATAAGGTTCCAGTTGTTGATATTGAATTGAATCTAATAGTTGTAAAACCAAGTGCCCTAAATTGTTCATTTCCACCACCAGGACCACCAATAGTTACAGTTGGGGCAGTAATATATCCATATCCACTATTTCCAATACTAATGGAACTAACAGTTCCTGCAACAGAAACAGTGACAGATGCTGTTGCTTGAATTGGTGATGGACTTCCACTGAAAGATATTGTAGGAGCAACAGTATATCCTGCACCAATTGTTGCACTTGTTCCCACTGCCCAAGCATCATCATTATTAAATGAAACTGCAGTGACTATACCAGTGATAGGATGTATTGTTGCAATACCAATAGCAGTGACTGTTGGTGCAATCATAGTACCAGATGTAGTGATTGCAACAGTAGGTGCAGTTCTATATGCTCTACCTGTAGTGCTAAAGGCAATAGAACTTGGATTTATAGATGAACCAGCAATTCCTATGGTTGCAGAAGCAAAACTTGTTCCTGGATGAGTAAGTGTAACTCCTGGAACACTTGTATAGAATTTGCCTCCAGTTGTCAATCCAATAGTTTCTACTGTTCCTCCAGTTTCTGCAATGCTATCAAGAGTGGTTGTTGCCTGAGCATTATTGCCACTTCCTGTTGGTAAATCAAATACAACTGGGGGTGCCTCTTTATAGAATGCACCACCAAATACTCCTCCTGGGAATAGATAAGTTGCTACACCAAGAGTAACATTAGCAGAAATAACACTTACACCTCCACCAACTATTGGAGAATCTAAATTTGCTGTTCCTAATGCCCCTACATGTTTTGGGGTTGATATACCAACAGTGGGAGCACCAACATACCCACTACCACCTGAGGTGACAGTAATTGGGTGTATGCCTCCAATAGTCTCAATACCTACAACCTCAGCAGTGGCACCACCACCTCCTCCTCCTGTGATTGTTATGATTGGGTTTACAGTATATCCACAACCAGGATTTGTCAGATGAATTGCTGTTACAGTTCCACCCTTTGTTCCATCACATCCAATGTAATCACTAGTAAGAACTGCCACTGCCTCAGCATCTACACCACCTGCAGGAGCAGATGAAATGGCAACTGTTGGGTGTGATGTATAACCACCTCCCATATTAGTAATATTGATGCCACTAATAGCACCAGAGCAAATGCCTGCAATTGATGCAGTTGCTGGCAATGCAACACCAATCAATTGAAGTTTCTGAATATATCCAATCTGCTCAATTTCATCATCAATTGTCTCTACACCAGTATCAAGAACCTCATCCTCATATCTGTAGAGTTGACACTTCAGAGTGTACACATAGTTCTTCTGAAGTTGATAAAATGGTTGCTCATGCTCAACATAATTAATTTCAAACAACCTGTCACCAAGTGGGAAGTAAATTAAATCACCTTCTTTTGGTCTGGTTGCTAATTCAATATTTGGTATATTTTTAATCAGTGGACTAATATAATTTTCATACCTATCTTTTGACACAACTAATGTCAAATCATCTTGTTCTTCAATACCAAACTTTGATAAGATTGTTCCCTGACCACCATATCCCTCATAACTGTCAAGATAAGCCTCTATAGGATATGCATTGTCAAACTCAGATTGAATTACCTCTCTGATGACAGTGTTTTTCTTGACATACCTTCTTGGGATGTAATAAATTTCAATCCCATACATCTTCAACTGTTCGTTGACCAGACTTTGTATGAGATTCTGCTCTTGCTTAGAGTTGTTTAGAAAATATGGATTGAGCATAACATCAACCTATCATATCCATTGGTGGTAACTCATACTTACTTAGCATTTCAACCTTGATTTCATCAAGTTCTCTTTGACCATCATCAAAGAGTTGCCTTCCATTAAACTCAACACCTCCAGGTAGTTTTACACCAGTGAATTTGATAAGGTTTTGACCCCATTGTCTCTTAATAAGAGCAGTTAAATATCTCTTCAAGAATGGATCATTATACACTCTTGTATAGTCATTAGGATTCAGTGCTCTGTAGCATTCAAGAATGATAAACTCATCTTCCTTTAAATTATCCCAATCAACATCAAGATACATTCTATCTTGTCTAATATTAAATCTAATTCTCTTATGAGTATTCAGGAGATAATCCATTGTCTCCAGATAACTCATTGACATTTGATATGATAACAAGTCAGTGCTTCCAAAGTAGTAAATGTCATTCAAGAACAGTTGGTACTTGAAACTGAACATATTGGAACTACTTGCTGCCTGAGCATCATCATACTTAAATATCTTTTCAATACCTATTACTTGTGGTGGAATCTGAATATAATTGCTGTTCTCATAGTAAGCAAAGTTTGTAGAATCACCACCAACTGTGGTATTTACTGTAGTTGATGTAATTCCAGTTTGCGTGGTAGCACTTTTTGCTCCTGGAGGTCTTGCCTTACCCCTTTCAACATCTTTTTCAGTAATTTGATATTTTAAAAATGTCTTTTCAACACCATCATAATGCCTTTCTTGAAAATGTTGAATGGCATCATCCATCAAGTCTTGAAGTTGTTCTTCAGCGACATTAATTTCTAAGACAGGGGCACCTAACTGTCTTAAGCAATAATCTATAAGTTCTTGTCTTGAAGAAGGTTGTGCCATTATACACTATATCCTTTTTTATATTTAGGAGACTGGGAGACCCCCTTCTACTACTACATTTCCAGACACCATCTTATAAACTGTTGATGCTGAACTAACAACATTGATATCATAATAATATCTCCCTGGTTTCAAGTCTTTTGTGATAGTGTCTGTAAGAGAAATATTAAATTCACCAGCAGCAGCACTTGTTATACCAGCAGTAAATCCTTGAATACCACCATCTGATGCTCCAATAGCAACACTCTTCTTCATCTTTGCATGAATTGCATAACCACTCAAATCAAAGGAAGATTTATTCTCCTTTTTTACTTTGAATGTAGATTTGAAATCAGCACCTTCTAATATTGTAAGGTTTACACCATACGCAGCATTAGAATCTGGATTAAAGGTGATAGTGTTGTTAGCCATTGATTACTGCTTTTAACATTGATTTGATTTCATCTAGATCACCTTTCAAATCATCAACTTTTTTCTCAAGGGAGTCAACTCTATCTGTATTAGATTTAAGTTTCTCCCTATTTTTTATGTATGCATGAAATTCATTTTTATTTGTATTAATGATGGCATTATTTTTGCCATCTCTGGACAAATTTTTATTGCCCTCAACAGGTATGTAACTCATGCCAATGCAATTGCTCTAAGGTTTCTAAATTGTGGAACCACTGCTTGGTTTACAGATGTTCCAATCAGTTTGAGTCTGAATGACTTGAATGGAGGAAGGTTGTCCATGGTGAATTTATATTCAGTAAAGTCATTGATAGCAGGTGTCTGAGTCAACTTATCAGACTTCTCCTTCTTCTCATCAGGTGTACCATTTGATCTGGTTGGATTAATAACTTGACCATATGGGTCAATGTTATCAGTACCAGGGAATGGTTTGAACTTAGTTTCATTTGCACTTACATCTTGATCAAGTGCATAGAACATTCTTACATCACTTGTATTTGCAATGAAGGCATCAATGAACACTTTCAGTGATGTAGCAGGATTCTCAAGTGTAACTTGCTTTGTCACGTAAATCATGCTGTTAGGATCCTGTGGAATTCCAACAACTCTTGGATCAGTGGCAAAGTCAGTGATTGGACCATCAACTCTGTTGGACACAAATACAACAGAGGAGTGATTCAAATCAATCATTGGAGAGATTCTTGCATCATAGGTAAGAAGATCAAGATTGAGAGTGAATGACTTGTTGCCAGGGAGTTCATCCAGCATTTCCTCTTGGTTTATTTCAGAAGCAACCATTCTCTGAGTTTCAAAGTAATTCTTCTTATTGAATTGAATATCTTGGAACCCTTGATCAATATATGCAACTTCAGTACCATCAACAGAAGTTTCAGAGATGGATCTTGCAGAAGCAAGGATATATGCACCCTCAGGTGCAGTTGATGTAATGTCAGGAACAATTACTGAATAAGGAATGTTATATGTTCCTTTTGCAGTTTGAATATTTGTGTGTCCATCAGTCAGATAGTTTGTAACTGGTCTGAATGTACCAATACCAGTTCTATCAGTTCCATTCTCTGCCATATTAAGTTTAATATGGTAGTGATCAATTGCAAGTGGTTCTGGTTTAGTTACATCAACCAGGTTGTGAACTGTGTTGATTCTTCTAAGTGATACATTATTGAACTCATACTTAGTAACAAGGTCATTAGTTGCATGAGAGGAAGCAACACTATCAACTGCTCTACCAATTCCAGTCAATGTTCCAGTTACACCTGAACCAGAGGTGATTCCCTCATATTTGAGGATTTCATCTCCAATCTGAACATATCCTGGATTGGTGTTTGATACACCTACATTTTCAAAAGTATCAAATCCAGTTGTATTTGCAATAGCAATGTTTGCAGTAGCGTCTCTTGTGACATTTGTCAGAAGACTTGTAGGTCTTCCACTTCCTGTCACTTGTCTTACTCTAACTTTATTTGTGGTAGAGTACATTCCATGATTTCTCTGTCTAATCTTCAAGTGAAGACCATCTGTAATGACAACTGATGTGGTTGGAACAACTGAACCACCAACACCAGCATTAAGTGACAGTCTTGTGCCAGCAGTTGAATCATACTCAAGGTAGTCATTAGCATTTGTGCTGAATTCTCCCTGAACATTTTTCAAAAGTAGTGCATCTGATGCAGTGATAATACCAACAGTAAATCTTGCACCACCACCAAGTTCTTTTGATCCAATAACAATAGGTGAAACAATATCACCAACAACATAATCACTACCACCAGCATTAATAGTTGCACCAATTGCAATACCATCTTGAATAGTGATGTCAGCAGTTGCATCACGTCCTCTTCCAGTCACTGATGTCAATGCAACACCAGCATAAGTTAATGTTCCTGCAGAAGGAGTAAATCCAATACCTGCAGCAGTTATTTGCATTGGTCCAGTGGCAATACCAGAGAACTGTTTGAGGTAACCAAATGCTCCAGTGTTTTTCTGAATAACTCTATTGCCAACAACAAGAGTGTCAGTGACACCTGTCTGATTAACTGTTGTTCCAATACCAACACTGATTTGTCTTGATTCAGCAATAACAGAACCAGGTGCAATTGCCTCATTCTTTTCATCAAGATCTGGGTTGTAGAACTGAATATTGCCAGATCCAACAAAGTCACATCTATGAAGAACAAACTTCATATCTTCATATTGACTTGGAGTCCAAATACGTGAGTTTTGTGACTTGAACAATGAACCCAACAATGGTTGCTCAGTAACCAGAACTCTTCCAGACTCTGTTGCAAGAGTTGTTACATCTGCTTCACCAAGTCTTGAAATCCACAGGTTATAGGTTGTGACACTTGCCATAACAACCAGAGCATAATCAACACCAGGTTTGAGATATACTGGTGATTCAAATCTAAATTCTGTTGCTACTGTACCATCTTCAGATATATTAACATCATCAGGATTCAGAGTTACCTCAGAATATCCAAGAATTGTCTGGTTTGGTGTTCCTAATGTAGTTTCTCTAATCTGAACAGTAACAGGCAGAGTATCATCTTTTGTCTGGAAGAACAGATCTACCTTAGATGCATAGATACCATTCTTAGCATCAATCTTAAAGGTCTGTGCAAGTGGGTCACCTCTTCTAGGTGGTCTTGGTGGTGGTGGAGGGGGAGGTGTAGGTCTTAATGTCCTGCTATTGATGATGTCAAAGTTTACATCAGATTCAACTGTTTGCTGCTCTGCTTCTACTTCTACTGTAGTTACTCTTGCATTTCTAAGTGAGAGTGTTACTTCTTCAGTTGTATCAATATCACCCTGAGAATAGAAGACTTCTTCTGCTGATGTAGTAGTTGTGCCTTCAACCTGACTATTAATACCGCTACTTGTCAACCTGAATACATTTCTTCCAGTGTTGAATGTTTGTTCTGAAAAATCTCCCTCACCTGGAACATTGAAGCAACCCTGTATTGTACCAACTCTATCTGTGATAAGATTTACATTGGTTACAGTTGCTTCAGCACCACTTGTTTGACCTCTAAGGATCATTGTATTAACAACATGACCTCTAAATGTAGGACTTTCTTCTGATGCAAGACTTGCAGTGTCAACATTCAAAACTGTGCTCTCAGCAGAGTAAACTGAGGGCATGGCATTGTTTCTCAGATAGGGATTGCTATCATAGAAATCAGTTGGATTGTTATATGGACCATACTTATGGTTAGCAGTAGCAACTCTAAATCTAATTGAAGCACCATCTACTCCAGAGATTGATCCAACAACTTCCTCACCAACCTGGAATGTTCCAGTGTTCATGGCAATTTGAATAAGTTTAGGAGTACATCTTTGAGTTACGTTTACATTATCAAAGAATGAGAATACCTGAGTGTTTGGCTTCAGTCTAGTGCCAGTAAACTCAATATTTCTCTCCCTCATGAAGTTGGAGATGGATCTGTTTACAATCCTTGTACCAAGTGATGCTGCTTCTGTAAGAACTTCATTTACAGTCTGTTGAACACCTGTTCTGTTTTGCTCAATATTAATTGTTCCATCAATGGTGGTTGAATTAATAGTTGAGAGGTTGGCATTGAATCCACCAAGTCCAAGATCACCTGTTGTTCTTCCAGTTCTTCTAGAAGCAGCATTAAATGTCTCAGTCTGAGTTGTTCCAGAAAGATCAAGATTAATTCCAGTTGTCTCCCAAGAATTCCATAATGTTGGTGCTACACCACTTCTAAGACCATCATCACCCTCTGTGAATTCTGCCTGAAGTGCTTGAGCAACTGATTCAAAGTTACCCTCAATAACCACATCATTTGTTTCAGGTGGAAGTGTACTTACCCAAACATCAGTGGTTGGGTTGAGAGCAATACTTCCTTCATAGAAATCAATCAGGAATGGAGTTACATTCTCAACTCTAGTAGCATAAGGTTGTGAGATTTCAGCAACTTCAGTAAAATTCAAACTAATTACATTACCAGTTCTTCTAACATTTTGACCTGAGAGAGATGTAAATCTTGAATCTGTATCTGGTGTTGTAACAGTTCCAATTCCAGGAATGGCAGCACTACCAACCTGCAGATTGACAGCAGTTGAGTAGTGTGCAGGTCTTAAAATCTTTTCTACTGGGTCAATACTGTTTCTGACACCAATGGTAACATCTTGTGGTGTATAGGATGAGAAGTTATCAATAAAAATACCAGATTTAAATCTGTTTAATCCATTTGCGTCTGAGACAAAAGTATTGAGTGTATTTTGCTCAAGGAGATTCAGTGAAGTATAGTATTCAAGGTTCTTAATTCTCTTCTCAAGTTTTGCGATATCATTCATCTGATATCTCTTATGCTCAACAAATTTAATCCTTGAATCTCTTACATTGTAGAGGTATGGTGGATTGAATACATTAGCAATGTTTAAAGCACCTGGAAGAACATCAGGAAGTTCTGGTCTATCTGAAGGAGCACCAAGAGTTACCTGAATGTCACCATTTCTTGTCAGATAAATTCTATCTGCTCTACCAAGATAGTATTCATATGAGTAGATTGAACTTTCATCACTTGAAAATACATGCTTAGTGCTATGATTACTATTGTCAAATGTTCTACCATCAAATTCAAATGGTGAGTTTGCTCCAGAAGCAACTGTATAAGCAGAGACTCTTGGTCTCAGGTCAATAATATCAGTGTTTCTAAATCCATTTGTAAGTTGTACTTCTGTGGAATAGTTACAGTTCTGATATGAGTTTGCTGTTGTAATATCACCAGTGTCAGCTGGATCATAATCAAGATAACCATAGTAAATCAAAAGTTTTTTGGTTGGTGTATGAGCACCAGCCTTTCTTATAATTCTTGAAATATCATAGATGTCACTTCTCTGACCATTGTCAAATTCAAATGATTTTGTGATATTTGGTGAACCAAGATCTATTTCAGAAGCGTTTGCTTGTACTCCAGATGTTCTGAAATTAATAATTTCACCATTCTGGAAGGTTTTGTTATTCACATAAGCAAATGCAATTCTAGATGAAGAAATCTTCTCAAGGAATATTGCCTTTGCACTACTCAAGTTACCAATTAAAACTTCTCCAACTGACAAGTCATCTGTATTTGCACTTGGACCAGTTGCATTTGTGATAGTTAAGGATGGACTACTAGGATCATTTACGTCAATTGATTCATAAACTCCATGAACAGTGTATGCATCAGGTCTATTCAGAGAGATTGTGTTATCTTGTACTCTTGTTCCAAATGGGAAGGTGCCAAATTCAAGACCATCATTTAAAGTTGTTCCTGCAAATCCAACTGCATCAATTCCTGAAGTTGGGTCAATAGATTTGTCAACAGTAATCTTAGTGACAATGTTCTTTCTCTTTATCTTTGAAGTAACTTTACTCTGTAGAACAGTTCCAACTAAAACTGCTGGTCCAGATCCAGTCAATCCTTGAATGGTTAATTCTGTTCTTGCAGTATTGAATGATAATTTGTCATTTGTCAGAACTTGAGTTGTTCCATCATCACTTTGAAGAGAGTATCTTTCTTCATCAAAGGAAAGCCAAGTCTGATTATCAACATCATCAACACTAATTGCGCCTGTCTCACCAGCATTGCTGATATTTACAATCTTTTTAACTCTTAAAGTAATATTTGAATTATTCAGATTAACTGACTTGACATTGCTGTTTGGAATTACAGAATACAGTGATCTCTTTCCAGCATCATTTCCACTATTAGATGAATTGGTGAGTTTTGTTGTTACAACTCTCAGATCATTGGCATCAAAATTAGTTGTTGGAAGAGCACCATCAACAACACCATTAACTGTAGTAACTGCTTCAATTTCAAAATTTGTTGATGCTACAGAAACAACTCTTCCCATAGAAATATCAGTCAGTCCTGGTCTCTCATAGGTAATTAAATTACCAGTTGTGACCACACCAACTAATGTTTTTCCACCATTTGATGGACTTGAAACAGTTGAAACACCTGCACTTGCGCCAGTGATATTTGCATTTTCAAAAGTCAGAATTGGACTTTGAATAACATCAGCAGTAAAGGTGTTTGCTGTTCCAACAACTGCTTGTACTGATTTAACATCAGCAAGAGAATATTGTCTATAATTGGTAAGGAATCTTGCTGTATCTGGGTCACCATTAAGAATGACAGATTCACCCCTTATAAATTCACCTCTTACATTAAATAGATCATGTGAGGTGCCAGTGCTATTGCCAGCAGAAAATCCAGTAGCACCACTTTGAGTTCCTTCAACAAATGAAGACTTGGTAAGAGTAGCATCAACATTAAATTCTACTGTAGCCTTAAACTCAATATCAAAAACTGAGAGATCCCATTGATTTAGATTTGAATTTGCTACATCATATGATCCTGATTCTAATGCAAAATCATAAATTCTTGCTTTACCAATTTCTGCACCAGGAGTTACAAATACATCTGCTCCAACTCTTTGATCTCTCAAAGAAAGAGTATTTGTGGTGTTAAATCCAATTGGAGCGTTACCAGTTACTCTATTAACCTTTAATGTTGGTGCAAAATCAAAACTTACACCAGTGCTGCCCATGTTTCTGGCAGTTCTTGGTTTTGGAACATCAATAAACTGTGGGGACTTAATTTCAGTCTCAAAACCTCTTACATATGCTTTACCAGGTGATACCTGATAGATCATTTGATCATCAGAGGGGACATTTCCTCTTTGAGTAAGTTGATCTTCTCTGTAAATACCTCTATTTCCTTCAAGGTTATTCAGACTTTCCTTGATCTTTGTCTGTAACTCTTTAATGTAATAATGACCTGACTCTTCAAATGTTCTTTTCGCTAATTCATTGCCAAGTTCATTATATCTTGAAGTATTATTGATGGCATTCTTCAGTTGTCCATTATTTACTTCAGCGATTTGAACAAATCCCTGAGAATCAAAATTATTAATTGCCTTTTTTGCTAATGTAGCAGTGATTTGAAGCCTATCTGCACCAGGAGCAGTATAGTTGTTAAATCCACTAGCATTATCATAAAGAGATTGATCATCATCTGCTGTGATGATCTTTTCTTCAATCTGGAAACCAATTCTGTAAGTAGAATTAGTTCCATATTGATCCAAAATCAGGATTTGGTCATCTACAGTTACAAAATTGCCTCTGAGGTAGAAGATACCTGCACTTTGAGTGTATGCAGTTCCAGTTGCTGTTGCTGCTGCAACAATTGTATTTGCAAAACCCTCACCAGCAGCAATAAATGAAGTACCAAATGCTAATGCTGTATCTGTTACAAGAATTTCATCATCAAAGAAGGTTTCACTAGAATTACCATCATCACTTGAATCCTCATAATTCAAATACAGTGTATAATTACCATTATCAGACTGTTGATTTGTAATATATGTAACTACTCTTGCAGTAACACCTGATGTTCTACCAATAATCTTTTTACCAACAAGACTATCAAGATATAAACGTACTGGAACTCCTAAAAACTCAGATTGTATCTGAACACATCTAAATCTAGGTTTATATGATGCATTTCCAGGGATGACAACACTTCCCTCTTTGAAGAGGTTATCACCCATTGCTTCAATCTGATTCTGTAAGACAGATTGAATACTATTTAACTCTCTTGCCTGAATTGGATAGGCAGGTTTGAATAAAACTTTGTTGTAGTTTTTAGTTGCGTCAAAATCATCAAAATAAGGAGCAACGTTGAGATTAGTTTCCTGTGGCATAATTCTTTAGAATTGCAAAATGATTTTGACGTCTTCTTTCTGGGTAGTAGACCTTGTTACTGGAGGTCTATTATCAACATATATGATATTTCCAGAGTATTTTTTGGATTCAGGATTCGCAACACCCATTGTAAATTCCTGTCCAAGATTATATGTCTTACTATTTATTACAGTGCTAATACCTGAAAATGAAGTGGTAATCTGTAATGTTGCTGATCCTCCAACAATATCAACAGACCCTCCTGAATTAGCACTTGCATCACCATCAAAATGAATATTGACAAAACCATATTTTGGTGATGCATTCAGTGAACCATCTGAATTAAACCCAACATTTGATCTATCTTGCCAATATTTTAAAACTCCAGTAGTTTGGTCATATGAAATCACTCTTCCAACTGCTGTAGAACCAACTCCAACAGTTTGTGTAATCTCAGAATCTGGAGTAAAGACAACTGAACTATAACCTGTTCCAGTCAACCTTAAAGCATATGTTGCTGCTGCTTTATCAGATGTGAGAAGACTAGTTGAACCAAACTCTTGTGGGTTCTCTACAAGTCCAACTCTTGCAAACTGGTTTCCTGTAATAAAGTCAGGATTCTCAGCATCATTCTCATATCTTGAATAAGCAAGAACATTATATGCACCTAACTCAGAGTAAATATCATCACCATGACCACCAGGTGGTGGAATAATGACATTAAAGATAGGAGCAGTTGTTCCTGTTACACCTTTACTAGCAAGATCAATTGTTCCATATGTATAACCAGATCCACCATTTGTAATAGCAACTGATTGTACTTTTGCATCAGCATTTATAACAACAGTTGCCTTTGCACCTGTTCCATCACCTTTGATGTCAATACCAGTGTAGGTATTGGCATTTCCAAGTCCAGCACCTCTATTTCTGATTGTTGCAATTTTAAGTTGACCACTGGTAGCAGCGTTTGCTTTAACTGTGGATGTTTCAGTGGTATTACCCCAGTTGTTAGGAACTGGAATATAGTTTGTAGAATCAAACTTGATAGCATCACCAGGTTTGATTGTGTAAAGATATTTCCAAATATATCCATCACCACTAGAACCTGCTGCTCTTGGTTCTAAATCTGTAAAAGTGGGTTCATCAAGTGAAGGACTTCCTTTGAAATTGTTTTCAGGAAGAGCATTATTATAGAGACAGATATAGACTCTATAATCACTATTCATTACATAGTAATTTGCTGTATAGATGTTGAATGAACCAGATGGTTGTGAAGGGTTAGACCTTGAAATATCATTTCTCCACATATCATAGATATTGCCAGATGACCAAGTGTTCTTGGAAACAACTTGTGTCACATCACCAGAACTCACCTTTTTCAAGGCAATCATTGTGTCCCAATAATCATTTGACTGATCTAAACTATCTTTTGGAGAAGGTGGTGAACTTTCCCAAGTTGAAGAATAATCAGCGGCATTTGGCAAACCAATAAACGTATAATAAGAATTGCTGCTGGATTGAACTCCAGCAACAAAGTTTTTTGCATTTAATATACGAAGTTGATCAGTTATTATCGCAGCCATTTTATTAGGACTTTTTGTTTATTTATAGGGGATTAGATATAGTTTTTAAACTTGAGAGCATTAGTTCTCTGGACCAGACCAGATGTTGATATTCCAATGACACCACTTTCATTATGTGCATCAAATGTCTTGGTGTCAGTTCTCTCTTCAAAAACAATCTTACCCCAACTATAGTTGCCCATAAATGGTCTCTTGGTATGTGTGATACCTGGACCATATGTGTCAACATTACACTTGATTCTTCTTACTGCTGTTACAATACCAGCAACTTCCTCATTAGTTACAGTCACCATCTCAGTGGATGCAGAACCAACTTGATATACACAGTCAAGGAAAGTATCAGCAACACCAACAGCAGATGCAAATGTACTTCCAATAGAAAGGAATGTATCTCTGACAACAATAAAATCACCAGTGCTAATACCACTTACTGTTTGAGCAGTACCAACAAGACTTGCGTCTCTCATGAATGAATCAGTTGGGATATAGACATCAAAGAACAACTGTTTCTGAGAACCAGCATTTGTGCTTCCAATTCCAACAATAACACCAAAATCACCTGAGTATGAATCTACATTGATTACCTCTTTTGTAATCTTTGGTGGTTGGATATACACTAATGGTGGTGTAGTGTAATTAGTGCCTGCATTAGTGATAGTGACACCAGTGACCACTCCACCTGTTACAGAGGCAGTGGCAGTTGCCTGAGTGCCTAATGTACCAATACCTGCAATAGTTACTGTTGGTGTGAAATCATAACCTGAACCACCATCAGTGATTGTGATTGCTGAAATAGTACCACCTGTTCCAACAGTTGCAGTTGCTGTGGCATCTGAAATTGTATTTTGTGAGATCAAACTTACAGAGTTTTGGAATGCTCTGTTTGAAGATTCATTGGCACCATCATACAATGGTCTTACACTATCAACATATGCCTCTGTTGTTGCAGAACCAACTGATGTGATAAGGTAAGAAGTAGGAGAAATAATAGGTTCATACTTCACTCTATCTTTTCCAACAAACTGTCCATTGATCTTTCTGTCAACAGTTTGTTTGCACCATGTAAGAGGTCTTGTGACAGTTCTGTTATTTGCAAGTCCAGGTCCTTTGTAGAGATTGGTTTGTACAGCATCAATTGTTGTGATACCAGTTACAACTCTCTTATCCTGATCAAAGACAATACTTTGTCCACCATCAATATCAGCATTTAATTCAACAGTGTCACCAATCTTAATTGTCTCCAGAATGTCCTCAAAAACAACATCAGACTCACCTGCACCCTTGTAGAAAAGGATTCTTGATGTATCACCCTCAGGAATACCTGAACCCTCACCCTTTGGTGCTTCATTAAATGTTATTTGACTTCCACCCTCAAATGTGTATGATAAACGAGGAACCTGCAGAATATCATTAATAAAGACAAGCAGTGTTTGGTCTACTTCAATATTTGATTCTCTTGATGCTCTAATTGAAATTGGTTCACCTTCTAATGTTAGTGGGAATACTTTCTTAATACCATCAAATTGATCATCAATTCTATCCAAGACTTGGAATTCTCCAGGTGAGTATCCATTGAAGTTGTCACTGTAAACATCTTGTATTGTCAGTTGGAACTCACTGAATGAAAGTGAAGGATTAGTTGGAATACCTGTTGCTCCACCAAATGGAATTGTCAATGTCTCTGCTTTTTTAAATCCAAAACCAAAATCATTTAATTCAAACTCAATGACGCTTGAACCTTGACCAACTTTAATATTAGCAGTTGCTTCAGTACCAACACCTGAAGATGAAGATGAATAGATGAGAGGAATATTGTCATAACTTAATGGTTCTTCAATTACAACAACTGGTGCATTAGTATTGGTATATCCAGAACCTGGATTTGTGATATCAATACTTGTTACTCCACCATCTGTTACAATTGCAGTTCCAATATGCTCAAGAATAGGAAGAACACCAAAGTAAGTTTGAACACCAACATTGTAAGCAGTCACAACACCAGTTCTATAACCAGAACCAGTGTTTCCAATACTGATTGCTGAAATAGTTCCTGTATTTGAAACAATTGCAGTTCCTCCAGCACCAACTAATGGTTGATATCCAAAACCTCCACTTGAACCAACAGAAACAATCATTCCACCAATTGGAAGACCACCAATATTTTGATCATATCCACGTGGGGTTCCAAGACCAGCAGTAAATCTTACAGTGCTTACACCAGCACTTTCAAAGTTTTGATATTCACCAACCTCAGCCTGAACTCCTTGTGGTGCTTGGAAAATATTATTAACAAGCATGATTGTATTGGAAGTAATTCCAGTTACATCAGCACCATCAGATTTAAGAGTGAAATTGCTTGTTACACCTGTAAACTGTTCAGATACATCATCAAACACATGGTTAAGACTGTATGTCTCATTTGTAGAACCAATTATACCTCTCTTTGTAAATACTCTTGCATGGAAAGAGGAATTTGTAGAGATTCCTGTATAATCTCTTTCATCAGGAAGAGCTGATGTTGTGGAAAGAGGAATATTGCCATAAGGAGCACTTACAAAGTTAAGTGTATTATCAGTGATTGTGTAATTGCCAACAAATTTTTCAATTGTTGCACCAGTAAGGTGTGGTTGAATTGTAGACCCAAGAATTGGTCTCTGTACAAAGAATGTCACACCAGTGCCAGTGACAGATGTAACTCTCATGAATTCATCATCAATTTTAATGATGTCATTTGATGCAATAGATGTGATTCCACTTGTAGCAAATGTTGTGTCAAAAATAATATCAGATGACAATGTTGCAGCAATACCAGTTTTTGCAATGGGTGCCTGAATTATATTATCAATTGAGACCAATGCCTTAGTATTCTGTTTTGTAGCAGTGATGAAGTGTGAATTACCAACTCCAACTGTTGTCAGTCCAACAAAGACTGGGTTGACTGCTTGGGCATCTGTTGCATTTGTAGCAAAACCAATAGAAGCGTCATTGACTTTAATGACAAACAAATCTTCTGGAAGTCTAGTTGTTGAACCTACACTGCCACCAAAATCAGTTGATACAATTTGAATTCTTTCATCAACTCCAGTAACAGTGTACTTGACTGCTTCACCACTTTGGAAGAAGTGGTTTGGAAGAGTGATCTGGTTTGTAAATGTATTGACACCTACTGTAGATGATCCATCAAATTGTCTCTTAAAGATGTCATTACCATTATGTTTTAGTTCAAACTCAGTTGCAACACTAGATTTTGTACCAAAGTAATTTCCAACTTGTGCTCTCAAGTAACCATCATTCATCTCAATCTTATTAAATGTCTCAGTTGGAGAAAGTTCTCTCAAATCAACAAAGAATGATCTTACTCTTACAGCAGTATTGGGATTTGCTGTGTATGTAATCTGCACATTATCTCCAGATGTTGAAACACCAATTGTTCCAAGAGATGAATCAGTTTCTACAACACCAAAAGGTGTAATGCCTTGTGTTGGAATTGTTAATGAGTTGAGCACACCAATCTCAAACATTTCATGTTCATTATTTGCAAGGTCTTCAACAGTAACTACTTGATATGATGCACTATATTTTTCAGAAGCGCTTACTGTGTCATAACTTGACAATACATGAGCAGTAGGTGAAGAATCAGAGGGAATTGATGTATATGCACTACCAATTCTGGCAGTATTCATTGTTGTAATTCCTGGGAACTGACCTGCTGCTGTGCAAACAATTTGACTGTATGATGTTGCTGCAATTCCAGTATTTGGGTGGAACTTAAGAAGAATATCAGAACCACTTATTTCAGCACTATATGTTCCAATGCCACCACCATACAATACACTGCTATTTTCATCAATATTGTTGTATTCAACAAAACTTACATCTGTGTTATTATGAATAATATTAAATTCAGCAAAATGGAATTCATCACCTGATACCAAAAGGTTCATAACCTTCAGTGATCTGAAACTTGTTCCAACTGAAACAATATTTGTTACAGTGTTGGTTGGAACAGCAACTTCTTGGTTAATTTGATGAATAACATCACCAAATGATGTTTCTGCAACACCCACTGCTTCTGGTTCAAAGGCAAATGTGAATGAAGATACAAAGTAATCATTCAAACTGAATTTGATTGGGTGGAATTGGAAATTCCACTCTTCTGCAGTTGCACTTACGTCAAAATGTCCAAGATCAGGGAAAGTATAAAGTTTTGCATAACTGGTCATATATGCAAATTCATCATCAACCACAGCAGTGGTGATTTGGAATTGTCTTTCATCAGTAAATCTTGTATCTTGAACAAGGAAGAGTGATTTAGCAAATTTGACTGTACTTTCAAAGTTGCTAATGTTTGTAAATGCCTCTTCTCTTTCATTACTGTTAAATGTATGACTTACATCATCAACACTTAACACTCTGTTTCCTTTTGATTCAAAATAATCAGTAAGGATAACATTTTCAAAGAATACAGTATCTGATACAGTTTGACCATTTACTGGGAATAGATTTTCTCTTCCTAAATCAAAATCATGCCAACAGTTCAGATCACCTTCGCCAATACAGTCAACAATGAATGACATTTCAGTGTCATTGACATATGGTATGAGATTTTGATCTTCAGTTTTGCTGATTACTTGTAGGTCTGAGAATTTCTTGAATCCAGCAGTGTGATTAAGTGAACCAACAGTGTTATCCCACTTCTCATATGGGATTTCTGATTTAAGAGAATATGAGAATCTTTGATAGTAATCATTGTTTGGCATTCTTTGAAGACTATCATTCAAGAAACCAGTTGTTCTGGTCCAACCATAGTTTACAGTGGTTCCAGCACCAGTCTTAATATCTGCATCAAAGTCAAATCTCTTGACAACAATGCCTCTTGTTCTTGAGGATTCACCAATCACTAAATCATCTATTTCAAGATCACTTGAAGTCTTGATCTTAAGAATATCAGTATCTTGATTGTAACCATCAACAACACCTTTATTTGCTAATCCCCAACTTACAGTTTCATCAGTAGAGAATTTATTCTTACCAAGAACTGGTTTGAATTCTGGAAGATGTTCCTCTGGAATAACTCTTGCTCCATCAATAGAAATTACATTACCAGCAATTTCTCCTGTCTTCAGTTTATCTTTTAGTGTGAATTCAACATAAGCACCAGCACCACCAGCATTTGTCTGAACACCAACAACACTAAACAGTTCATGCTTGTATTGTTCTGAATTATATCCTTTTCCTGTGGTGTTAATTCCTATGCTTACATTTTCAACATAGACTTTACCACCAATAAAGAAGGGATAATCAGAATCACTGTCAAATGTTGCAGTAAGATCTAATTTAACAGTGTCACCAGTAAGTGTAAGACCATTAAACAGGAAACCATTTGAATTATTGGTTGCAATAATTCTTGGTGTGGTTGGATAGAAACCTCTTGAATTGGTCAGAATAGTAACTTCAGGATCTCCCAGTTCATAGGTGAGAACACAATCAACAATTTCATTTGTTACACCATCTCTTACAATAAGGGTAGGTGGAACTAAGTAATCTCTACCAGATGTTGTAATACCAATTCTTTCAAATGATGCAAGTGGATTTACCTCAACAATCTCAGGAAGGTTTGCTGTTGGTTTCAGTGTCTCATCAGTTGGATAGTTCCAACCAATATTGTTTGATTGGAATTTTTGATTTCTAATTTTACCAATTGACTTAGACTCAGCAAAGAGAATAGCACCTGTTCCTACTCCACTTCTGATTGATGAAATTCCAGGTACTTGTGTATAACCATAATTGTTGTCAACTAAGTCAACTTTTTCAATTGAACCAAATGCGCTTAATGATGATGTATCATATTGTGCATTTGCAGATGTTGTATTATAAGAAGTAATTAAAGATGTATTGTCTAAATCAAAATTATAAGTTGTTGAACCAATTCCAATAACAGTATGATTACCATCAAGAACTGAAATAGACTTGAAGATAGTATTGTTTGAAATAACATCTTCATCAATAACTAATTTCTTCTCATCAATAATGAAGTTATCATTGACATTTACAAACTTATAATACAAAGCAAATGGCATGTCCTTGATATCAAGTGTCAGTTCACCATCTGTGCCAACAACACCACTTGTTTTTACCTCAAAATCATTACTGTGTGATGTTAAAAACTGATTGATAAAAAGTGAATCAGTATATAACTTCATCTCAAATGCAGGATACTTAATAGCATTTGATGTGAAGGAAAGTGATGGATCAGAAAGGTCAAATTTCAGATTTGAGTCTGCTGAAACAGTTGGATTAATTTTGGAAAGAGTTCCACCACTAGCGCTAGTGATGTTTACAAAATTTGGAGAGATCTTATTGAGTTCAAACTTTTCCTCAACAAGTTTGATGCTTGTTGGTGAATCCATGTAGACATAGTACATCTTTTCATCAACCAGACCACCAGAAGGTGATCCTGAAGTGTGAATTACTTTATCACCAGTTTTGAAGATGCTAGTTGAAACTCCAATTGTGTTAGAAGCAGTATCTACATTACCAGCAACAAATGTTTGTGGGTCAAATACAATTCTTCTGTTAAAGTTGTCATACTTTACAACAATTGTTTTTTCATTTTTTGGATTCAACTTAAATGATACTTTATCATTTACAATAAGACCATGTGTACTTGCTGTTGATACAGTTACCTTAGTTCTCTCTGCTCTTGCAGTTACTACATCATCAAAATTAGTTTTGAAACTATGATAGGAATTTGTTCCAACATTTGTAAAGTAGAAAAGTCCTACAGTGCTGTCAGTAATACCTTTATAACCAGTGGTTCCCATTCCAACTCTAACTGTTGAGAGACCAATGAATTTGTCATCAAATGGCGCAACAAACAATGGTGATACTTCATCAAGTGTGGTTTTTGCAACACCTGCTTGACCATTCCAAACTTCTAATGCACCACCACCATTGGTGTGGTAGGTAACTGAATCATTAACACTAAATGTGTGGTTAGGGATGTAAATTTGTTGTTCTGGTACAAATACGTTTGTGACACCAGCACCAGGGTTTGAGAATACAATAGTCTTACCAGCACCAACAGTTGTTTCACTTCCAATACCTAATGCTTCAGCAGGATCAAAGTAAAATTCAGTATTAGTCTTAAGAATCTTTGTTGTTTTTAATGCACCAACATTGATAGAGAATGATCTTGGATCTTGGAAGAGTTTTACATTACCTGTATGTGCAGCACCTGTTGTACCATTCTGTGCTCTCAGAACTCTTACTCTATTGTTGAGTGGTTCACTATTAAGTACCTTGACCTTTTCTGATTCAATGTTAATGATATCATTTGGTCTCATGAATGGGTACTGGAATGCACCACCAACACTGAAGTAAGTTACAATACCAGTGTTTGCAGATGTGTCAACATCATCAAGGAGAACATAAGATCCAGTGTTGATACCAATATTATAATACTTGTCTAAACCAGAAAAATAATCTGAAAGACCAGAAATTTTCATTCTGGTGTTGTTGATAAGATTATGAGGTTCAGTTGTAAATCCAACAAACTTATTTGGAGCACCTACATTTTGAAATTCAATGTTTGTAATCGTAGTAGTCTCAATATCTACATAATTGACTGGTTTACCACCAACTTTAGTAACCTTTCCTCTTGCTGTCTTTCCATCTGTATCACCTTTGAAAATGACTCTATCATTTACTTTGTAATTTGTGCCACCAGTTAAGATGCCAACAGTATCAACACTACCTTTAGATACACCAGTGATTTCAATAACCTGTTCTTTTATGTCATTGGAATTGAAGATGAAGTCATAACCACCAAATTTTGAATTAATTTTATATGGTGTTGTGATTCTTCTCCAGTTGTTTGCAACTAAATCATAATCAACATGATTGGAAGTCTTCTTAAAGTTAAATTCATTTTGCTTGTGTTGGAAAGTATTGCCAATCAAATATGGGAATTGTGGTTTTCTGAAATTCTTGAATGGACCAACACTTTCTGGAGTTTCTTGGAAGGTTGCAAAATAACAAAAAGTTCCATTTGGATACTCAGGTGTAACGCAGAATCTACCATTACTTTCATTAAGGTCACCTAAACCAGTGAAAGAATAATCTTCAACAAAGAATCCAAGAGGGTACTTATTAAGTGGTGGTCTACTTGATCCTACCTTTGCTTCATAACCAGAAACCATTCTTCTTACAACACCACCTTCAGGTTTGTCATAACCAAATGGTCCATAGATTGGAGATCCATCATACGCCCATCCAATAATTGGTGAGTGATACTTGGAATCAGACTCTAGTCCAGTCTTAATTGTAAGATCAGGATGTTGATATTGTCTCTCTCCATTTGACTTATTTCCATATACTACTGATCTAATATTTCTTGGAGCATAAAGATGAACAAGTTGTGTGGTATTATCAATATGACCTTCTGTAATGATGCAATCATCATCAGTTAATTTATTAAATTTTTGTTCAACTTTATTAACTGTCCATTGGTTAAGGTTCGCAGAGACAGAACCATCATTACCTGCTGGCAATACAATGATCTGTGAGTCACCTCTATATTCAATACCACCTGACACAACAATGATGGATTTGATTACACCATTCTCAAGAACAGGTGTCAACTTACAATACTTACCATCAGTGACAGTGATGTTAGGTGGTGAGTTATAACCACTACCACCTTTGTTTACAATTACCTCTCTTACAGATCCATTTACAACAACTGGAGTAAGTTGTGCATCTTTGCCACTTTCCAACAATACATTTGGTTTCCTATCAAAGTTAAGGATTTCAGAAGAACCATAACCAACACCTTCACTTGATACATTTGCACTTGTAATGCTTCCTCTGAAAATTGGTTGAACAGTGCAATCAATTTCTTGACCAAATGAAGTGTTTACACCAGTCAAACCACTTACTGTTACAGTGATAGGTTTGTAATTAAAACATCCTGTACCTGTTCCTGTAATGTTTGCAGGAATATTGTTATCAATATAATATCTTCTATCTAATGATCCAGTACCCAAGGCATAAAGATAGAAATTATTATCATCAATCTTTCCTACAAAGTAATCAGTCTCTGATGAGATGCCTGTTATTTCAGTAGTGCCTTTTGGAGTATATCTAATAATTTCATCAGTATTATATCCATGATTTTCAATAGTAAATTTATTCAATGCTGTACTGATTCCAGCAGCAGTGATAGTTCTCTCTTGGTTCTTGTAACCAGATCCAGGATTTGATACTATAATATTACTTGCAACTTTTTTTCTCTCAACAGTTGAGAATGTTTGCAAACCATTTCCAACACCAGTCAATGCAACAGTGTTGATACCTAAGTTTGCATCTGCAAAAGATGAGTGCAACGTAATTCTTGTTGCATCAATAACTTTTGCAAAGTAACTTTGATTAGTTCCCAATCCAATTACAGGATTTTCTGCTACATCATATACTACTTGCTCAATATCTCTCAAGTTGTGGAATGTTGTAAATCCAATGATATCATCCTGTAAGTCAACACCACCTTCAAGAACATTATAAACAATACCTGCTTGGAAGGGAATCTTATGATCAATCTCAATAAGATTGACTTGTGCTTCTGCTGCAACTGTAGGACTTCCACCATCAATTGTAACTTTTGGTGTTTCAAGGAAATCAAATCCTTTGTTAATGATTCTAAGTTCAGATAAGGAACCAGAAACTGTGAGTGTCCCTGTTGCACCAGTTCCTGAACCATCAGTTACATTGATAGTGGGAGGATTGATGACGTCATAATCCTTACCTGTACTTGTTACTTCAAATGATTTGATTCCACCATAGAATATAACATCAGATGATTTATAGTTTTCAACTTCTACACCATTAACAAGCACACCTGTTGTTCCAGGTTTTGTTGTAAATACTCCTGCTTCTTGAATAGGTTCATCAATCTCTCTGTAAATCTTTTGAGAAGCAAGAGGTTTTTCATAAAATGGAAAATATGTAAACTTGTTATCAGTAACAGTTCCTTGAGGAACAACAAATTTACCATTTGCTAAGTCTGCTTTACTCTTTGCAATTTTAATACTAAATGCATCAACTCTCAGTACAAAGTAAACACCTTCTTCTACATTTGTGAACTTACTTACAGTTGAATCAGTAAATGATATGCCATCACTAGTTGTTGTGGTTACAATAGTATTTGCACTATAATATACTGAGTCACCACTATAAAGACCATGGTCTAAGCTTGATGAGATGGTCAGAGTGTCAGCATTTGCTTTACCAGTAAATGTGAATACTTTATCATCACATCTGATTTCATCTTCATAGTTTGGAATACTATTGGATGCAATCAAATATTTTGAACCATTCTTATAATATGAATTCAGAACATTTGCATTGAACTTGGTGATAGGTAATTTAGATGAGTTACCTTTTAATGTCTGATTTTCTACAGTAAATGTATTAGATAAAGTAGTTGAAGGGATAGCACCTGCCAACTTCACAACTAAAGTTTTATTTGAATCAATTGATGTTATCTCTCCAGTATGTGTTGCATTTAAATTTTTATCAATTATCTCAACATTGTATCCAACAACATAATTGTGGGTTTCAAAAAACTCAATTTGATAGATGTTGCTACTTGGATTAGTAAGTGTGATGTTTTTTACATCTAATTTTGATTTTACATTGTAGAACCAATCAGATTTGAAAGTTTTGTCTTCAATTCCAATAGTCTTCAGACTAATTCTATCACCTTTACTGAAACCAAAGTTTTCCTCATTATATTCAATGTTTTTCAATGTGGAGAGGATTCTTACTCTCAGTTGATTACCATCAACATTTGCATAAGAATAATCATTCTCTCTTACATCAATACCCTTTGTAAATCCAGTGGTGGTGGTTGTAACACCAGTGAATTGTGTAAGGTTTTTATCTGTGTAACTTAAGAAAATAGTATCACCCAAATCATCAATAAGCGCCAAAGATCCTGAGGAAGGAAAATCAATGGTTGAATCAACATCAATGATTGTTGAACCAATACTTACAGAATTAAGCAGTTTTGTTTTTGAATTAGGTTCAAATTTACCATAGATTGTTCCATCAACATCAATATCACGTTGATATCCAGTATCAATTGAAATTTGATAAAAGTCACCATCAACATTGAGTTTCTCAACCTTTGTTACTGTTCCTCTTGCAGATGTTGAATTTTGATAGATGGTTCTATTTTTAAGATCTAATGGATCACCAAGATATTTCTCAACAACATAATCTTGACTTAAAACATAGTTTGCATCAGATGGTCTAAGAAGTTGCTCATTTGGTTTAATGATATCTACATCAACACCATAAACTGCTTTGAACAGAATCTTGAATGATTCATCAGTTCCTTTTGACTTGTAGAAACTATCAGCACCAACCAGGAAGTTCTTCTGATTTAGATTGGTTGCAAGAGGTCTACTTTCAAATCCAGGTGTGATTTGAGTTTTCAGTTTTGTTAAAAATTCTTGTAAGAAGAGAACACTCAGATTCTTTACTGTATCACCTGCTTTATGTGATGCTGCTACAGATGTAGTAAATGTTTGCTTATCTTGTACTAAGGTATTAACATACTGCGTAACCCCACTGAAACCCCTTGTACACCCCTCAAAAGAGGTTTCAGTCTTACTACTATACTTAATGATTTCATTGCCAATTTGAATCAAACCATTATTTTCAGGAAATCCATATGTAAAGTTGGTATCAACAGACAGAGTAATTGACGTAGTATATTGATCAATATCACTAGCAAGTGTTGCTTCTGTCTTTAAGTTAGCAAGTTGATCAACTTGTACATACTTGTCAAGATTTTCAACCAGGTCAAGAGTACCACCTTGTGTCTCTTGTGAAATATAATATTCTTCTAAGAAATCTACAAGTAAAGGAAAATCATCCTTTACATAGGAAGGAATCTGGGATGATATTACATCCTGAATTTGTACTCTATCTACCGCCATTTCTTAGTAAGAATATGTATTTGTTGTTGAGGTTGTGGAACCATCCATTCCAGTTGTTACAGTAACTGTTTGAGTTGACTGAACTGCTGGTTGATTTGTTGTGGTTGTTTCTGCTGCAGTAGTGGTTCTGACTGTAGGAGAAGATGCTAAGATCTCTTTTCCTCTTACAAGTTTTCCATTTGAATAAGAAGAAGTAACAATGTAGTTGCTTCCTGAAATATCATCACCAGATGCAATTTCATCTGTTACAGCATTAATAAACACATTTGAAGTGTCAAGTTGAAGATAAAGGTCTTGCTTACCAATTACATCATTTGAGTAAGGAGTAGCAGAGATTTCAATGAGTGACTCACCTCTATTTACTACGGTAGAAATGATATTAATTGGTGAGAGCATAATCTCACCCTTTACATAATCAATTGTACCAACATTTTGTTTTACAATTACATATTCTGTTTCAGAATTCAATTTAAACATAAAGACTGTACCAGTCTTCAAATCTTGATTTGGACTATCACCAAGATATAATGTATCAGAGATACCTGTTACCTTGAAACCAGATGATTTGATATTAAAACCAATCTCACCACCATGTGTCCCATGACCATGGTTCTTAATGTGGAATCTATTACCAAAGCAAATCTCATACTCTGCAAATGCATTCAATACAACTTGCAGGTCTCTGCGCATATTAACAGTTGTAATGTTAGATGTAACAGATACATGACTGTTATCTAAAACATTCTGATACTTACTATACTTGAATCTAGCACCAAACTGATTCAGTTCTGATGAATCTGCATATTCATTGATGTTGTTTCTACAAACACCAGTCACAGTTGTAGCACTTGGTGCTTTGTTCTCATTATAGTAGACATATGAATTAGTCTCAACATACAGATACTTCAAGTCAACAATCTCTGGTACAATACCAGCAACTGAATACTTCTTCAGTTGACGTTGAATATCAGTCTTTACAGTGCTTGAGAGATATACACCATTGATTGGTTTTACAGCAACCAATACTTTTCCAAACTTAGGAGGTGTTAATTCCTCACCACCAAAGGCAGAAACTGATTCTGCTTCTGGATAGATCTTTGGAATCATTGCTTCATAATCAACTGTTGTAACAGCACGATTCTGAGATGCATAGATCTGTGGTCCATACTTCTTGATGGAGTCTATACTTTCAATCTCTGCACCACCATAACTTTGTTGATCAACAACCATTGATGTAATATTGGCAGTAATTGAACCACCATTATTATTAACTAACTGTCCAGCATATGCCAGTCTTGATAAGTTATTTCCATTCTCACCATTTGATACAATGTATCCAACCTGTACTATATTTGGTTCCTGGACTGGTAATCCAAAGACTCCATCACCAAATAAGATTTCATATCTTTCATTCTCCACTTCCTGTAAGTAAAATACAGGTGAATCACTCTTTACATCAAACAACCCTTTGGATTGTGTAAACTTTCTTGTAATACTTGAACTTGATGAGTCTTTGACATTAACTCTAATCAGATTAGTATCAATACCACTGTTTGTAAGGATGTATTTCTGATTTGGTGTTCTGGCACTTACAGAGAACTGTTGTTGAATATAAACACCTTCATACACTGTGATGGAATCAAACAGTGCTAATCCATCATCACCAACACCTACTGTGATGTCCTCAGGTATTGAGAAGGTGTAATTCTGACCACCAAAGGTAGTTGATGTAGTAGCAACAATACCTTTCTTTAATGTTACAGCAACAGTTGTTGTGCCACTGACATCAACTGCAAATGATACCAGTGCTTTTGCTGCACGTCTTGGTCTTGGTGTATAACCAATGTTCTTTGCTAGTGATACAACATTCTCTCTTAATGTAGCACTATCAATGAAGACCTCATTGGTCACCATATTAGCATTATATGAATTGATATATGTGTTATATGCTAACAGATCAATGATGGTTGATAAGTTAGAACCTTCATAATCATAATCAGTAAAGTTTGAATTCGCACGAAGGTAATCCCTTAAGGATGTTTTGATCTGATTAAAATCTAGATTGCTGAAATTTACTAAAGGCATTTACCTAGTGAGCTCTAATGCGAAATTTATTTGTTGTCTGGATGCTTCAATACCAATGATTTCATAGTTAATTAAAACATCAAATGCATTATTAGGGATGTTTGCTTTAACAAATACATCCTTCAAGTCTACCCTAGGTTCATACTTAATAATTGTATTTTCAATTTGCTGCTGAATGGATGATGCAGTAATTTGATCTAATGTTTCAAATAATGATTCATATACCTCAGAACCTAAATCAGGTTGAAATGGTTTATCACCTGGTACTGTCAGAATTAAATTACGAATTGATCTGGAGATTGCATTCTCATTTTTTAACGCAATCAGGTCACTGTTCAAAGGATTTGTTTGAAACGTCGCACTTATATCTTTAAATGGTTTACTTACCCTTTGAACAGGCATAATCTAGACACTAGGATATGTCTTTATTTATAGGGGTTATTTAGAATTTTAAAGAGGATCTAAAAGATCATTGATTTCACTCTGCCTATCCTTAGAGGTCTTCCAGAAATATGCTTCCTGATCACCCAATCCATCCCTATCATAACCATTCTCTACTTGATAATATTCAGTAGATACCTTGAAGTCAGGTGTTTTGGGTTTTTCTGGTGTCAAACTGTTATCATAGATACGAGTTCTATTATTAGGATACAGTGCATACTGACCATTAACCAATTCAATTAGGTTATGGGACTTATGTTCTGCAGGGTTCTCTGAGGTGGCATAATCAACCACATCAGGGTCCTGGTGATAGTTATCCAGAGTGCATACATATGTACCCTCCATGGTGCCATGATCCCTGGTGTAGACCTCATAACTCATGGAT